GGGCCACGTCAGCGCCGCGGCGCCGATCGACGGGGAGCCGCCGTCCGGGATGCTCAGGGCGTACACGGCCAGCGCGGTGCGGCTGCCGGTCGTGGACGAGTCGAGGGTGTTCTGCGTAGCCGCCAGGAGCGTGTACCCAGCCGGGCCCGAGGAGGGCTGGTGGGACCGGGTGTCCGTGCGCTCGTCACCCCACGCAGCGAGAACGAGCAGGGGCACGCCCGCGGCGACGTACGCAGCGAGATCCCCAGTGGAATATCCGGGGCCGCCCGCGATGGGATTGACGGGGTCGAGGCCCTTGACGACGATCGGCAGGCCGACGGAGCGGCCCGTGCTCCAGCCCCCGAGGGAGTAGCTGGCGGGCTCGCTCGCAGCATCCGTGACGACGTGCAGGAGGAAGCCCTCACCGCGGTCCGCAGCACCCTGGGCGCTTCCGGCGCGAACGAAGCCACTCGGGAGAGAGACCTCTGTCGCGACCGTACCCTGCGAGCGGAACGGGATCAGCACGCCGTCGCCGTTCACGAGCCCCGCGGGCTTGGTGATGGCGAGGGTCGTGCCCGATCCGGCGCCGTTGGCCAGGGATGCGACCGCGGTGGGGGCGGCCATCGATTACTCGCTGAGGGCAGACTTCGGCACGGAGCCGAGGCCGATCCGGGTCAGGAAGGTGTTGACGGCCGGGAGCGCGATGATGGCGGTGAGCGCGGAGTTGATCGCCACGGCCTGCACCGCGACGCCAGTCAGCCAGTCCGCAGACCACTGACCCTGCACGATCGCGACGACCTGAGGGACCAGGGGGAGGACGGTGAGAACCGTCGTGAAGAGGGTGCGCAGAACGCGCTGACCCTTGTACCAGATCTCGGGAACGGTGTTGGTGTCCATGGGGTGATCCTATCAGGGAGGGGGGACAGAGAAGAGGCCCCCGAAGAGTGATCTCCGGGGGCCCCTGTTCGCTCAGGACTCGATGAGATCCGTGAGCTTGCCGTGCGTGTTGCGGCGGTCGGTGGCGAGCTCGTGGAACTCACCCATGTGGGCGTACCACGCGTTGTAGACGCCGTTGGAGTCGACCTTCTGCTTCCACATCGAGCCGTCCTGGTCGAGCCAGTGCCACGGCTCGTCGCGGTACAGCGTCAGCGCGTCCTCGTTGATGAAGTTCGCGGTGCCGAGCGGGGCGTCCGGGTCGGCCAGAACCGGGATCTCTCCGCGGTCCGTGGTGAAGGCGAGGCCCGAGAAGCCGCCCTTGAACTCCGTCTTGTTCACGACCTGACGCATCTGCATCAGGAGGTTCGCGTAGGAGCGACGGACGCCGAGCGAGTACAGGATGAGGGTGGTCTTGCCACCGTTCACCCGGATGTCGTCGGTGAGCTCCGTCATCAGGGACTCGGTGAGCTGACGGGGCGTACCGCTGTTGCCCTTGACGACAGCCTTCCACTCCGGCTCGGTGGACGGGTTGATGTTGTACAGCAGACCCGTGTCGCGGATGATGGCGTCGAAGCCGGTCATCTCGTTGGCCGCCGAACCCTGACGGGTCAGGAGCTGGCCTGCCGTGGTCGTGGTGGCCTGGTCGACCGTGATCTCGCGGTTCGCGATGTTCACCGCGTTGACGATGCGGGTCGCGACGACAGTCGACGGCGCCGTGATGACGTCGATCTTCATGCCGATCTGGAACGCGCGAGCGTCGTTGACCGTGATGGTCGTGGTCGTGCCGTTGGCGCCGACCGCCGAGATGGCTCCCGAACCGTTGCCGTAGAACTGGCGGTTCAGGTCCTTGCGGAGGTCGTCCTTCAGGCCGCGGGTCTCCTCGTCGATGACCTTCGCGAAGGCCTTCGGGTTGGAGTCCGACATGCTGATGGCGGCGCCGGTGACTTCGATGCCACCGTAGGCGAGCTTGAGCTGAACGCGAGCGTTCGCGTAGCCCTGGTTGCCCGGCACAGGCAGCGGCTGGTTCTCGGTGCGAGAACCGATGCCGTTGTTGCGGCGGACGTGGATCGGGAAGGTGACGTACTTACCCTCGGTGTCGCTCGAGATGCGGTCCGAGGACTGCTCGATGCGGTTGAGGAAGACGACCTCGTCGTTGAGCTGCTCCCGGATCTTCGGAGCGTAGCGCTCCTTCAGGATGGGCTCGATGGTTGCGAGTGCTGCGGGCATTTCAGATCTCCTCGATCTGGTCTAGCGGAAGGGAGTGGGTGTGCCTACTTCGACCGTAGCGCATCTGCCATGAAGTTGATGTCGTCCTCGCGAGTGGTCTGCGAGAGCGACTTCCCGCCGGAGGGGATTCCTCCGCCGGATCCTGGCAGCCGCGGCGCGGTGGCGTTGGCACGGGGGGTGCTCAGCGCGGCCTGGCGCATCTGGATGAAAGGTGCGGCCGCGTCCTTCAGGTCGGGCATCTTGCCGGTCTGGGCCAGCATCTGCTGGGCCCTCTCGATGATCAGTCCCGCCGTCTGGGCGTCGATCCACGAGTGTTCGGTTCGCAGATCGTTGAGCTGGGTTGTGACCTTCTCCTGCGCGATGGCGGTGTGGTGCTGGAGCTCGGCGGCCTGGGCTGCCTGGTTGAAGCGCTCCTGCATCTCATCGACCTTGGCCTGAGCCTCAGCGAACTGCTGCTCGAGCTGCGCGTACCGGGGGTCTTCGCCCTCGGTACCGAAGTCGATCGGGTCCTCTCCCGCGCCGACCTCCTCGAGGAGGCCCTGCTCGGTGAGCCATCCCTCGAGACGCTGGTACAGCGCGATGGGATCTGTCGATGCCTGGAGGCCCAGGTCGACTGCTCGTGAGAGGAAGTCCGGGGTCATTCCCTCCATCTGGAGGTAGTCCCGGTACGGAGTGAAGAGCTCCACGTCAGCGTTCGCCTTGGTGACGTGCTTGTGGTACTCGTCGCTCATTTCAGCCAGATACGGCTTGATCTGGCCGTAGGCGTCATCCCCGAGCGTCTCCCTGAAGCGCGCCCACGCAGGGTGGTCGCCGCGTTCGCGGGGCTGCTCGGTCGAGGGGGCATCGATCGGTGCGGCTGCTGCCGGGTCCGTGGCCTCAGGGGCCGGGACGTCGACGGTGGGCTGCTCCGCTGCTGCTGTCAGGCTGTTGGCGATCTCCGACGCGAAGTCGTCCGATCCCTCTTGGCCCTGCTCCTCGGGTGCCATTTTGTACTCCATCCTGCTGTACCTCGTCGAGGCCTTGGCTTGTGCGTCAGAGTACCACAAGTCGCGGTACTCAGTGTCATCCCTGCCCCTACTGGACCGGGAAGTCTCCTCCGGGAGGAAGTGCGGCCGGGGCGGAGTCCGCAGGCGGGATCTCGACGCCGGGGTCCACAGGGCCGCCGTCAGGCGCCGGTCCCATCTCTTCCTCCGGGCCGCTCTCCGGCAGCGCCTCACCGCCGTGCTCGTGTCCGTCGCCTCCGCCTGCTGCCATCGCCATCTCGTTCTGCGCGAGCTGCGCGGCGTAGACCATGTGCTCCTTGACGTGCTTGTCGAACTCGGCCTTCTTGAACTCAGGGAGGGCCTCGTACTCCTGCGACATCCGGAACTTGTTGTGGACCTCGATGTGCACTTCGTGCATGTCGAAGTCGTTGACGCGGATGAGGGACGGTGCCTGTGCAGCCACCATCTCCTCGGCATCCGGGCCCCACTCGATTCCCGACTCGGCAGCGATCTGCTGAGCGCGCTCCATGAGCTGCTGGGTCTGGGCCTGGATCTCCTGCTCCGAGATGTTCTTCATCCGGATGTTCTCGCGCCCAGCCTGCTTCTCGGCCACGGAGACGATGTCAAGCACGCGCTGCACGCCGCCGACCTCCATGAGCTTCAGGGCGGTCGGGCCGTCTACGAGGCCGCGATCGACGAGGTCGAGCACCTGTGCGCGCTTGGCCGCCATCGACTGGCCGACGGAGGTGCCCTCCTCGACGCGGATGTCCATGCCGTTCTCGACGTCGGCTCCCGAGAGGAGGATCGTGTCGAACGACTGGTCGGCGCCGACGATGCGGATCTTTCGCTGGGAGTCGACGAACTGGTTGAACAGGGAGACCGTCATGATCGCGACCTGCTCGATTCCCTCCTCCGTGTTGTGGTGCTGCGGGGTGAGGAAGTTGTCGTCGGACTCCTTCAGGAACGCCAGGGCGGTACCGGCGGTGATTCCCGCGGGCGCCGAGCCCTTCGTGACCTCGTGCTGACCGGTGAGGTCCTCGATGTCCTGCAGCGACCGGTCCATCGACTCGGACACGTAGGCAGGCATCTGGGCAGGCTGGTCCTGCTGCGGGGGCTGGAAGCCCATCTTGTACGTGCGGATGATGCCGGGCTCGTTCGTCATCTTGTTGGGGTCGACGGACCCCTCCTGGACGTTCCAACCCGGGGACGCCATGCGACGCGCCGACGTCCGCACCTGGGTGCGCAGGTCGTTGTACTCGCGCTGCACGGGGATGATGTCGGCGATCGGGCTCACGGAGTAGAAGGCCTGCGTCGAGACGTGGTCGAACTTCGTGTAAGGGTAGCGGCCGTGCTTGTACGGCATGCCCTCCTGGAAGTAGACGATCTTGTCGGCGACGAGGATGATCAGGCCGCCCTGGGGCAGCAGCGGCGTGGCGCCGGGCTTGATCCAGAACTCGAGGATCACGACAGAGTCGACGGGCTTCGGCGCCCCCTTGGCCGTGACGAGGATGTCGTCGAACAGCCCCTCCTGGGGGGTCTGTGTCCCGACGATGTTCTCGCCATTCAGCTCGTCGGCGTAGAACTGCTTCACCCACTCGAGGGGCTTCACCATCGCCTCGATGACGTAGGGCTGGCTCTCGAGCTCTGGCTCGCGGAGGTTCGGCACGAACAGGTGGAATGGGGTCACGCTGGAGTACGCGACGTCGCCCTCCTGGCCGTCCTGGGTCGTGATCGACGGGTCCCACCACGTCTTCAGGAAGCCGTTCCCGATCGCCGCGCGCCACCACTGGCTGGTGCCGTACTGGCGGCGCATCTGCTTGGCCGCGAAGTAGTACTCCGTGACCTGCTGGGAAGCGAGCGCGGCGCGCTGATCGGACTCCTCGCCCGTCGACGGCACCGAGACGACCGTCGGGAAGCTCGAGACGAACTTCGAGTGCTCCGTGCGGTGGTACGAGCGGATCCGGTTGATGCCCTTCTCGCGGGCCTTGGCGTTCTTCGGGCGCATGAGCTTGATCAGCTTCTGCGTCGCGTCGACCTCGACCTGCGCATCCTGCATATTCTCGAGATATGCCAGGTTGAGGTACCAGTCACCCCGAGCGAAGAGCTGGGCGTCCTTGCACTTCGAGAACTGCGTCTTCGCCCAGTCGGCGATGTCGAGACCCCGCTTGGACGCGCGGAACGTCTGAAGGTCCTTCTCCATGGGGGAGGACACTGCGGGCTTCTCTACCTCAGTAGAAGCCACCGGGGACGACGTCGCCAAGGGTCACCTCTTCCATCTCGTCAGCCGCGCCGGGGGTGTATGGGGCGGTGGGGACCGGTGGCTGATCCATCGCCTGCACGGCCTGGAAGGCCAGGGGGTCCTTGGTGCTCAACAGTACCAGCGTCTTGTCGAGAACCCCGACCAGACGCTCGTTGGTGTCTGCGAGGTCAGCCTGCAGGGACTTCAGCGTCTTCAGCAGCCACCACGTCGCCAGTGCGAGCGCGGAGATGAGCGACAACGACACCAAGGTCGCCAGCGATACGAGCCAGATTTCCACCGAGATCCTCCTGAATGGCGTCGAGCTTGCCCTCGACATACCCACGCGTGTGGGCCTCACCTGTGTCTGCCGCGGCATGGGTCACACCGGCCAGTGCTGCCATCTCACGGACCGTGTCCAGGGAGAGGTAGATGCGCTTACCCAGCTGGTCGCCGAAGTCCGGCGTCGTCTGGATGCCGGTGTCGATGAAGGGGCCCTTCTCCGATCCCGTGATCGCGTCCTTGTACGGGTACAGCGTCGCGCTCTGCACGAGGATCATGCCTGCTCCATCTCTTCGGCGTACGTGGTCGAGTCCCAGGATACATGCTGAGGCTTCTTCGGCGGAGCCATCATTTGTGAGTGCCTCGACATCATCTCCGCGGAGGCGAAGACCCCTGACAGGGACCCGAGCTCACCGGGCTTGAGGACCTGGAGGTGGGACGCGTCCGGCGCCAAGTTCGGCAGGAGCGTGGCAAAGTACCGCGAGCTGTCGAAGCCGTGGTCGTCCTTCTTGTGGATCTTCTCCTGGCGGTTCATCGAGTAGTTCTTCTTCGACGAGTCGTAGGACGCCCAGCGGAGCTTCCGCAGCTCCCGGATGAGGTTGCGGCAGTTCGAGGTGATGAGCCACATCGGCGCGTCGGTGCCGTCGGCCTGGCGGCGCACCTGGAAGTACTGCTGCATCTTCTCGACGCCGAACATGACGTCGTGGGGGACCCCGTCGGTGATGATGTAGACGCCGCGGCGCGCGTACTCCTGGACGATCGAGGTGCCGGTGACACCCTGGCGCTGGTGCATGGCAGGGTCGCCGACGCGGCGCTCCGGCGTCTTCTTCCAGCCCGACTCGCGCTCGAGCACGACGGAGGCGTGCTGCTCGACGGTCATCTCGCTCTCGTAGTGCTCGGCGAAGGTGATGATGTTCCCGGCCGGAGACACGGCGTGCCAGTACCATGCGGTCGGGTTGTTGAAGCCGTGGTCAACGCTCGAGTACCAGGCCCAGTGGCGCGGCGGAATGACGGGATCGATGACGTGCGTGTCGAGCGAGAAGTGCGGGAAGACGAGGCCCGAGCGGGCGACGAACTTTCCGGTCTCGCGCATCTCGCGCTCCTCCTTGTCCATGGCGATGAAGAACCGCGAGGTGTCCTCGGCCTGGAGGTAGGGGTTGTTGGCGGGGTCGAGCTCGTGGATGCTGATGTTGGGGTTCTCGATGCCCGCCCGCTTGTCGTCGAGGGCGGGCTCCCAGAGCAGGTCGTAGGTCCACGTCATGCCCTGCACGGGCGTCGCGAGGATGCACCAGAACCCGTCGTAGTCACGCAGACGCATCTGAGCCTCGTTGAAGAGGTGGCGAGGGGGCTCCTCGTCGAAGAACACGAGGTGGCGGGGGACGCCACCGTGCCGCTCGAGGTCCATGTTGTAGGTCAGGAAGTCGATCTCGCTGCCGTTGGCGAGCGTAAGGATCTTGTTCTTGTCGTCCCAGCTCTTGTCCCAGCTGCCGTCGACCATGTACTCCCGGGGGAGCCACCGCTTGAAAGCGGGTAGCAGGATCTGCTCGATACCCTTCGCAACGTCGACGCAGACGAAACGAATCTGCAGGGCACCGTGACCCCACGCCTCCGGGCGCTCGAGGTACGGGTGAGTGTCCGTGGCCCACCAGATGCACTCGATGACACCCGCGGTGGTCTTTCCGGCACGGTTACCGCCGGTGACGTACCTCCCGAAGGCAGAGCTCTTGTGGAAATCGATCTGGTCGGAGTACGGCTCGTAGCGGTAGATCGACGGCTTGATGACCGCCTTCTCAAGCTCCTGCTCGACGAGGCCGAAGATGTTGCCGATCGGCATCGCATCCCCGGGTCGGCGCGCGCTCATGCTGTCGAGGTGTCGACGGCGCCACCGTCGACCAGGATCTGGATGACGCTCGCGAGGGCAGTGCCGTTCGTTCGGCTGCCGGTGATCGTCTTACCGACGTACAGCGGGGAGCTCTTGCCGTCATAGTGGTTGTGGTCCCCGGACGCGGCCTGGTTCGGGCCCTGCCCGACGGTGTGGTGCAGCGAGTCCTTGCGCACATCAACGTCCGAGTTGGTGTGGAACTGCTCGACGTCTTTCGCCGACGGCGCCGAGCTGAGCCCGGGCTCCGACTTCGTGTTCTCATTCGCCATGATGGATGCCTCCTGGCGGACAGTCTACTTGTGCTTGCGGTCGCCGATGTCGAACTTCTCCCCGGGCGCCGACGTGGCCCACAGGACGTACGTCATCCGGATGGAAGAGACGGCGACGGCGACCCAAGTCAGAGGGCGCAGGATTTCCCGGCCGAAGTACTCGGGGCCGAGCCAGCGGCCGAGGAAGGCGATGACGGCGACAGACAGGAGGGACGTGACGAACCCGAGGAGGGCTCGACCGGCAGGGGTCTGCCGCCACTCGAAGTGGAACGCGTACGAGTACGCGAATACGGCGGACGCCGCCGCGGCGATGATGATGGCCCAGTCCGCGACGGCGTCGGTGATGGGGAGCAGATCAGGCATGCTTTCTCCGGGTGTAGGTGATCTGGATCGACTCGCCGAAGTGGTTCCGTCGGCGACGGTCGTTCAGGTACCCCGTCATCCGGGCGATGACAGGGGCCTGACTCTCCAGGTCACGAAGATCACGCGCAGCTTCCTCACGCATGACCTTGGCCTCCCCGAGGTCGTCTGGCACATCGATGGTACCAGTCAGCCGCTTCCGCCAGCTCTTCCGCGTCATGACGCGCCTCCCGGCCCGGGGCCCGATGCACGAAGGAAGGCCTCGAGGGTCTTGTTGCTTTCGATGAGGTCGCCGTTCTGGCTCCGGATGACCCGGTTGACCTCCTGCTGGTCCTCGGCTGTCGCCTTCCACTCGTCCCCTCGAGCGATGGCGGTGTTCACGATGCGGTCATGCACACCCTTCGGGAGCAGGCGCCCCGTCAGGATGAGCGCGACGACGAACGTCAGTATGACGACGGCAGAGACGTCTCGTACTGACGGATTCGTGAGGAAGCCGAGGATGTCCACGAGACGGAGTTACTCCGCGGCGACGGTGGTGATGGTGAGCGTGTTCGGAGCGCACCGCTCTGCCGCCGCCAGGAAGGCCTTGAAGAGGCTCTGGGTGTACTCCACGCTGTTGCCCGTGTCGAACTGTTCCGCCGAGCGGTTGGCGTAGGTCGAACCGGCCTCGGTGAACGGCACGGCCCAGGGGGTGCCGGGGATGATGAGAGCGCGACCGCCGACGGTCTTGCTGTCCTTCATCCAGTGAATCTGCTTGACGTCGCTCATGGTCTTGCCTTCCGGGAGAGGGGGGAGGGGGGTGGGCTTGGGTGGGGTGACAGAGCCGCCGCCCGAGGGGACGGCCTGGAAGATGTTCGGCACTCTATAGTGCCACGCCTCGTCGAACTTGAAGCCTTCCGGCTGCAGGCCGTATTTCGCGGCGTTCGCGCGGAGCCAGTTCGATCGCGCGGATCCTTCGGTGCCAATGCCGGGGCCGCCGGTGTCTGCAAGGTCGATGGCTCCGTAGTAGTTGTCCTGGATCTCGTGGTTGGAGGTGCCAGGCTGAGCGACGGTGCCGAGACCACTGTGACGCACGTACCGCTTGCCCTTCCACCCGCGGGCATCACCATACGGACCCTTGCCGAAAGCCTGCACTCGATACCGCGACAGGAAGAGGTCGACCTGCTCCTGGTAGGTGCGAATGCCACGCTGCGTCTGCGAGCTGTCCAGCATGAGCCGGACCTTGAACAGGCGCTGGAGATCGGCGTCGAGTTTCTGGAGGCAGTACAGCATCCAGGGGGTCAGGCGCGTCTTCGTGCCGGGCCAGTAGACATAGGTGATGCCGCCCATCAGAACTCCCCGAGGTATTCGATGCGGAAGATCCCCGTCGTCGAGTTCACGGCGGTGGAGGTGACGCGGAGCCGAATCTTGTCCCCTGCGGCGAGCTCGTAGTCGAAGCTGTGCTCTGCGTGAGAGGCAGCGCCCGAAACACCGGAGCCGGAGGCCAGGGCCTGTGCTCCGATGTCCACGGTGTTCTTCTGCACCGCCACAGAGACAGGAGCGACACCGTTGGTCCTCATCGTGTACGCGATCCGGTAGCGGCCCGAGTAGGGGATCAGGATGTCCTCGTTCACCCCTGTGGGGGCGGCCTCCCAGAACTTGCCGCCCTCCTGGTAGACGTACCCCGCAGCAGCGCCGTTCCACGCAGGGGTGACGGTGCCGTTTGAGGTGGCCGTTCCGGACACGAGCTGGGCCATCGCACGCGTGCGGTTCTTCCAGGCAGCGCCGTTGTAGGCGAAGAACAGGAAGTCCCCGTCGGTGGCCTGGTAGGTGTCGCCGCGCTTCATGCCGCTGACGGAGCCGAGCTGGTTCGCGGGGCCGGAGAACTGCTGGTTCCGGCCGCTGACGCGCCCCCACTCGGTGGCGAAGGCGTCGATCTTGTCCATGTTGCTGTTGAGCACGAGGACTTCGACAGGCTCGCCACCAGTCGGCTTGACGAGGTCGAGTGTCGGGGTCTGATCGGCCATGTCAGGCTGCTCCTGTCGCGATGTCGAATCCCTTGGCCGCGACCTGGACCTCCCCGAGGATGCTCCGGAGGACCTCCGGGTCGGGGACGTGCTTCTGTACGGCTTCGAGCACAGCATACACGACCTTCATCGCGTCCTGGTTGGCGGCGAGCGCAGGCGAGTACACTCCGGTCATCGCCATGGTGAACTCGATCGCGCGCTGATCCCCGGCGTCGACATTGGCCGCGAGTCGCTCGCGCGCGGAGGCGACGGAGTCCTCGGTGATCTCGCGGGCCCGTCGGGAGCGCTCTTCGCGGAATACGGGGTTTCGCATCCACGCGCTGAGAACGCCCGTGTTGAGCCCGAGAGCTGCCATCTTGGCACCGTTGGTGCGGCGGTCGCTGATGTCGGTGAGCAGTGCGAGGGCGGCGAGCTGATCCTGGCTGAGCATCTTCTCGTCGGTGAGCACGATGCCCCGGCGCCGGAGGGCGTCGCGGAAGGGGCGGCTCGCGTACAGCTCGCCGTAGGTCTGCAGAGAGATGGCCGACCAGGAGTCGTGGACCTCGTCGACGGTCGGCACCCGGCCGAGGCGGCGGTACTCGAGCTCGACGGAGGCGACGGCCTTCTTGAACGTGGCGGGGCGGAAGTCCCCGAAGTCGATGCTGCGACGGCGGCCGTCCGAGAAGATCTCCGTGACGAGCTCGTCCTGGCGCTCCTCGTCGGTGAGCAGCGCGACGGCGAAGGGGTCAGCGCGAACGATGTCTGTCATACCACCATGCTCCCACAGCCAAGACGAGAACCCCCACCACCCAGAGAAGGATGGTGGGGGGCTCGGTCATGTAGACGTCAGGGATCACGACGAGGCCGGGGTCTCCGACGGCGTTTCGCCCTTGGTGAGGTAGGCCTCGATGCGGCCCGCCTGTCGGATGATCGTGTCGGTGTCCGTGACGCTGCCGCGCTGCGAGATCGCGACGGAGGTCTGCAGCGCCGTGACACGCAGCATCGGGTCGATGCCGGGGTCG